ACAGTTGCCGTCACAACTCTCCGTTCTACCATTGCAACGGCTTTAAGTAATCCGGCGGTATGGCAGGTATTTTCTTTTCCACCTGCCTCACCGCTGGCCAACAGCGTTGTTGTAGAACCTGATGATCCTTATATTGTGCCAAGCAATAACCAACATATAACTATTGCACCACTGGCTAACTTTAGAATTAAACTTTATTTACCATTACTTGACAATCAAGGCTCACTTGCAAGCATGGAAGATTTTATTGTTGACGTGTTCACCAAACTAGCGGCATCCACGCTAAACTATAACATTGGCTCTGTGTCTGGTGTGTCTGTTGACTCAACAGCTGGAGACCTTCTCACAACGGAAATACGTGTGAGTATCTTAACGAGTTGGAGTTAATATGTCCGATCATCTAACACCTGAGGATTTGGCTTTCTTGAAGAAGATCGGTCAAATCAACACCACCCCAAAGGCACCAGCCAAGAAAGACGAGGAATAAACAATGGCAATTTTTCTTAACAACAAAGTTGGCTTTAAGGTTGCAACAGTTGATCTATCAGATCACGTTACAGCTTTTACATTAAACCGCCAAAGAGATCAACTAGAAGTAACTGCAATGGGAGACACAGCCCACAAGTTCGTAGGCGGACTTTCAGCTGACACCATTACAGTAACATTCTTAAATGACACAGCAGCAGGATCAGTTCTTGCTACTCTGCAAGCTGCTTACGGCACAACCGTAGCGTTTACAGCAATTCAAGATAAGTCAGCTGCAACATCAGCAACAAACGTGCTTTACTCAGGCACAATTCTTGTTGATAACCTAACAGACATTAACGGCGCAGTAGCCGATGAAGCGATGATTGACATCACTTTTACCTGCAACAGCGCAACTTCATACGCAACAACAGGCACATTCTAAACAACTAACAGAAAAGGGCTAACATGGCAAAGTTAAGAATAGTAAGGGTGGATGGTAGCGATACCACTCACACAATCACACCAGCAATAGAGTTTGCTTTTGAAGTCTATGCAAAGAAAGGCTTACACAAAGCCTTCCGCGAGGATGAGAAACAGACTGACGTATATTGGTTAGCCTGGGAATGTATCCGTAGATCGGGAGAAACTGTTAAGCCTTTCGGCGCAGATTTCTTAGAAACGCTTGTGCGTGTGGAAGTTCTTGATGATGACCCTTTGGACTAACTAGGGATTCCCTTCACTACCTCATTGCACGAATGAGCCTAGAGACGGGAATTCCTGCACAATCCTTTATTGACATGGATGTGCGAATGTTCAAGACTTATTTAATGGCTATGAAGGACAGGGCGAAGGAGATTAAGGATGGCAACAACGCTAAAAGGCGCTAGCCAACTCCAGACTGCACTTCGCAAGTTTGAACCTGATCTAGCAGCTGAACTACGCACCGAAGTTGCTGCCCTATTACAGCCTATTGTTAAAAAGGCTCGCGGTTATATTCCATCAGACTTTACGCCTTCTAATTGGCGTGGTGAAACTAAAACTGGTAAATGGCCTATTTATAACGCAACTCTTATGCGTAGAGGTATTGGTTACAAAACTACGCCAACTAGGCCAAACAGACGTGGCTTCTCTTACGCAGCTTCTATTCATAACAAAACTGCTTCCGGTGCTATCTTTGAAACTGCTGGCCGTAAGAACCCAGGCGGCAGGCAGAAAGCGCCTAAGGGCACACCTAGAACTAATAAAAACTTTAGCCACTCAAACAACCCATTAGCAGGATCACAATTTATTTCAGCATTAGATAATGCCAGCCCATTAAAGCAAGGCAATACACGCACAGGCTCAGGCCGCCGTGGTCGCTATATGGTTGGCCGTTTAATTTATCGTGCATGGGCTGAAGATGGTGGCAAAACCAACGCCGCAGTTATCAAAGCCATAGAAGGCGCAGCCGCTAAGTTTAGAACAAGGGTAGGTCGATAATGGCAACAACAGACTTAATGGTCGGCATTGGTGCCGAATACAAAGGCAAGGCAGCCTTCAACAAAGCCAACAAGGATATTTTTGGTTTAACTAAAGCCGTAAAAAGCCTAGCGGCCGGATACGTTGGTTTGGCAGGTGCGCAAAAGGCTTTCCGTTTAGGTCAGCAATCACTTAAAGCGTTTGTTGAAGATGATGCGGCAGCAGCACAACTTACTAAGACCCTTTCAAACTTAGGTTTGGCCTTTAATAGCGTTGATGTTGAAAACTTTATTAACAAGACCCAGCAAGCCACAGGAGTGCTAGATGATTTCTTGCGCCCTGCTTTCCAGTCTTTGCTTATCGCAACACGAGATTATGCTCAGGCTCAAAAACTTCTCAATCTATCTTTAGACATATCAGCTGGAACAGGCAAAGACGTAGCCGCTGTCAGCGCAGCGTTAAGCAAGGCTTATCTAGGAAACTACACATCACTTACTAGACTTGGTGGCGGTATCAGCAAAGCCACCGTTGCATCCGGTGATCTAAACCAAATCATTGCCAGCTTAAGTGCTAACTTCAGAGGCGATGCGGCAGCAGCCGTTCAGACCTATAAAGGCCAGTTAGACCTTCTAAAAGTATCAACTGAGAACGCTAAAGAAACTATTGGCGAAGGTTTGGTCATCGCCCTGTCTAACCTGTCAGATAACAACATTACAAACCTTAGCGATGCCATGGATGACTTCTCGACATCTATTGCTGAGGTAATCGTAGGCATTAGCGTAATGATTGAAAAGATTAAGTCTATACCTGGTGCTAACCTGCTCAAAGGCTTGTTTAGCCTTCAATCTATTCCGGTGGTTGGTTCTTACCTAGAGTTTTTCAGAAAAGCGGGCAAGGCTGAAATTAAGTCTGTTCGTAATTCAAAGAAGATTGTTGAAAATACTAAGGCTACTAGCAAGGCAACAACAACAATAGTATCTAATACTAAGAAATTGACCGCTGAGCAGACAAAACAATTAGCCTTGAAAAAGGCTCAAAATGTTTTAGAGGCATCTTCTAAAATCTTTGACATGGATTTAATCCAGAATACAGCTGCGCTTCAAGGCAAAGTAACTGAGGATGAAACCCTTAGACTTAAACTTCAACGCGAAATTCTTTTAGGCAATGCAGATGCCGCTGCCAAGTTAGCCCAAGAACTTTTATCAGTTCAAATAGCCGCAATTATTGCTGGCAATGTTGATCCTTTTGGTCAATTATCAGATTCAGTATTAGAAGCATTACGCAGCGTAAGACAACTGCGCACCGAACTAGAACTCTTAGGTTCACCAAAGGTTAAAACTCCAGCTCAGATTCTGGCTGAGGATTACCAGGATGTTTTAATCAACATGGCAGACCCAAGTTTTGACCTAGCAATGGCAGAAACTAGAGCCTTTTTAGATTCTTTAAAATCTACTCCTAGCAGCAATATGGATTTGAATTATCAAGATGCCTTCTCTCGGCCTAACGCAGATCGTGGATTTACTCCTACCGAATTACGCATATTTATAGACCCAACAGCTGCTCAATATGGCATAGGCGTGGCCTCAGTCAATAACTCAGCCAATGGCAACAGCAACAATTACAGCACCATCCAAAGTTTTGCAGGCGGTTTGTAGTGGCAACACCTACCCTAGTTGTTACCTTCGACTTTAGTTCGGGAGCCGTATTCGGTTACCCGTTTATAATTGGCGAGGGTGTATTAGGGTTTAACACGCTGGCAGACCAAGCAGCCGACACAATAGACATTTCAAACCAAGTTAGTAGAGTTGCAATCAGACGTGGATATAACCTGCTGCAAGAGGAATTTCAAGCTGGCACAGCCACAGTCAGAGTATTAGATCAGAACGGCGATTGGAACCCAACTAACCCATCTTCACCTTATTTTGGCAAGTTAGTGCCTTTGCGCAAGGTGCGTATCTCAGCAGATGACGAGTTTCTATTTTCAGGCTACACAATCGCATATAACTACACATGGGACAAAGAGCAGAACATAGGCTATGTAGATATAGAACTATCAGATGCTTTCCGCTTGTTCAACATGTCCAACATAACCACCGTTACAGGCGCAACCGCAGGTGAGACCACAGGCAACCGAGTAACAGACATCCTAGACACAATCGGCTTCCCTGCATCCATGCGTGAAATTGAGGCTGGTTCAACCACAGTCCAGGCAGACCCAGGCACAGCTCGGACATCACTACAAGCAATAAAAAACATGGAGTTTAGCGAGCAGGGTGCGTTCTACATTAAGCCATCAGGCAATGCTGAGTTCTTGTCCAGAGCATCTATTCAGGCTAAGTCCGGAGTCAATCCGACATTCTTTTCTAATGACGGCACTGGCATTTCCTACCGCAACATAGTTACTGCCCTAGATGACAAATTGATTATCAACCAAACTTCTATTACTCGTGCAGGCGGCACAGCTCAGGTAGCCAACAACACGGCCAGCCAGATTAAGTATTTCCCACATTCTTACACAGCTACAGACTTACTAGTGCAGACAGACGCACAGGCTCTTGACATAGCCCAGGCTTACACAGCGACACGGGCAGAAACCACTCTACGGGTTGATGCCCTTACTCTTGATCTAAACACAGCCGACTACGCAGCAGGCACAACAGCAGCCCTGACCCTAGATTTTTTTGACACCATCAGGGTAAAGAACGTAGGGCAAGACGGCACAGTTATTGACAAAACTTTGCAATGTATGGGAGTGAGCCACGAAATTACTCCCGGCACTTGGAATACAACCTTTGTAACAAGTGAGCCAATCATCGACAGTTTCATCATAGGCAGTTCTTTATACGGTATAATCGGCACGTCAGTAATGACTTATTAAGGGGTAATAAATGGCAACAGGATTTCCAGCAAGCACCGGAGACGTCGTTTCTGCAAATATGTGGAACGGCCTTGTAACGTTTGACGTAGAAGCCGATAAGACAGATGACTACACGCTAGTCCTCAATGACAGTTACCAGAATTTAGTGCCGATGAACAAAGGCACAGCAGTAGCCCTAAAGATTCCTACTAACGCCACAGCTGCAATCCCAGTAGGCACAGTCATTACAGTATTAAACAAAGGTGCTGGTCTTTGCACGATCAGCGCAGTTACCTCAGGCACAACCACAGTTCTTTCAGCCGGGGCAGTAGCCGCATCCCCTACCCTTGCACAATACAAAACCGCTGCTTGCATTAAAACTGCCGCAGATGTTTGGTATGTTGTTGGAGCAATAGGATAATGATTGGTAATGCAATAACAGGAGTTGTAGCATTTGGAGAACCAATACCATTTACAGTTGATTACCTTGTTGTAGCAGGCGGCGCAGGTGGCGGTAGAAATCTTCCAGGGAGTTACAGAGGCGGTTGCGGCGGCGCAGGTGGTATGCGTTGCACAGTTGACGGAACTGGTGGTTCTGGTTCTTTAGAAACTGCGCTAACCATTTTGTTAAATACAAATTACACAGTTACAATTGGCGCAGGTGGAACAAAAGCCACTTCATCTGTGTCTGGAACAAATGGTGCTAACTCAGTATTTGCAACTATAACCTCAACAGGTGGCGGTGCTGGTGGTAATTCAGCAACAACTGGTTCAGGAACTCCTGGCTTTAACGGAGTTGCAGGTGGTTCGGGTGGCGGTGGTGGAGTTGGCAACGCAACAACAACCGGCGGTGCGGCATCTCCCTCTGGACAAGGTTTTGCGGGTGGAACTGCAAACAGTAGCGTACCGGGTGGCGGTGGTGGTGCTGGTGGTGCTGGTGGAAATAATAATGCCGTAGCAGGTGTAGGAAGAGCAACTTCCATTAGTGGATCATCCATTACTTATGCCAAAGGTGGTTTTGAACAAACAGCAGACGGCGCAGCCAATAGTGGTGAAGGCGGCGGCTCTCTTACTTCTCAAAATGCTGCTCAATACGCTGGCGGTTCAGGCGTTGTAATACTTCGTTATTCCAATGCAAAAACAATTACAATCGGTGCAGGTTTAACAGGTTCGACAACCACAAGCGGTGCAAACAAGATTACAACAATTACCGCTGGCACAGGAAATGTGAGTTGGGCATAATGGCACACTACGCGTTTTTAGATGACAACAACATTGTAACTGAAGTGATTGTTGGCATAGATGAAACTGAACTAATTGAAGGTTTAGATACCGAAACTTGGTATGGCAACTTTCGAGGCCAAGTCTGCAAACGCACTTCATATCATGGCAATATACGCAAGAATTATGCTGGAGTTGGCTTTGTTTATGATTTGACGAGAGATGCTTTTATTGGACCAGAACCAGAGGATGCTATTGGTTTTGATGAGGAAATTTGCCAGTGGATTACACCAGAACCGGAGTTCCTAAGTGAAACCCCGATTGAGTAAAAGCGCAATTCAGCTGCGTGAGCAAATAGATGACACCTATCCGAACCGCGACCGTAGAACTGACGGTTGGATCGGAGACGCTAAGCATGACAGTAAATCAGATCATACGCCTGATGCTCAGGGCTGGGTTCGTGCCCTTGATATTGACTCAGACCTCACAGACCACAAATCTGAAAGTATCTACTTGGCAGATCAGATTCGTGCATATGCGAAGTCTGACCCTGCTAAACGAATATCTTATGTCATTCATAACCACAAAATTGCTAGCCGAATCCTTAATTGGAAATGGCGTAAATACAGTGGGTCAAACCCACACACCAGCCATATCCACATCTCCTTCAATAAAGGTAAGGCTGACACGGATGGTTCTTTTTTTGAAATACCTATGCTAGGAGGCAAACAATGAAACACCCACTATTCCTAACCGCAGGTGCGTTCTTGTCAGCTTGGGCTGCAAGCAACTTCTCACTTGATTACCGCGCCGTGTTATGGGCAATCCTTGCCGGTGTCTTTGGATATGCAACACCTAAAAAATAACAACTAACAAAAGGATCATAAAATGACAATTTCCAGCGCACAATACACAATCACCACAACACGATCTATCATCGTGGCCAATGACTCAGCAGCTGAGGAAGTTCACTTACACGCAACTAACGGCAAAATCTATATTGGTGGCGCAGATGTAACTACTGCCAATGGATATGAGATAGACGCTGGAGACCAAGTTGTGCTGCAAAACCACACCAACGCTATTTACGCTATTGCTGCCGCTGGCACGCACGCAGTATCTGTCCTGGTTATTCAGAAATAATGCAAACGCAAGACTGGGCTGCCCTCAGCGTCAGCCTAGTAACTATTGTTGCGGCTTTTGTAACATCAGTCCGTTGGCTTGTTAAGCATTACCTAAGCGAACTCAAAACAAACGGCGGGTCATCTTTACGCGATAAGGTTGATAGATTAGAAGTGCGTGTTGATACCATCATAGAAATGTAGATAGGTAACACTTATCCTATGGCACGCAGAAAAGTCATAGACGTTACTGACTACTCAGCCCTGGATCAATACTGCATCGGCCTCAATGAGTATTACAAGTCATTACGCAGAGCAGGGTTTAGCTGCGATCATGCGCTTTATATGATTACTGCGCCACAAACTTATCCAGCCACAATCTTGCCTAGT